TATAGGGTTTGTTTCATCTCCTGGCTGAACCATCATAACTGCTGTTCCAACAGATAGGTCTAGTAAAAACTCGCCAATAGCTACATCAAAGTTTGACTGTTTTAATGTATCAAACATTCTGTCTGAATAAACATCAAGAGCAGCTTGTGCTTCTTGTTTTCGATCTGCAGGAATATCAGACCCTGGTTCAAGTCGGCACCACTTTCTTTGTGGAGGAAATATTCCTGATTGCATTCTATTAGCAAATCGTTGAGTAGAAGCAATAGCAGTTGAGTCAAAGACTCGATTCATTTTTTTTTGCCCTGAAACTCCTCCGTCATAATAACCATCATATAAATTTCGTTGTGGCAAAGCAAACTCATACGCTTCTTCATATAAAGATCTAAAGTTTTCTTTTTTTGTAAGCGCTTTTTCGTGTCTGCTTATTACATCTTTTGCCGTTAACCTCATCATTGCTACCATAATTTTTCCTTAAAATTTATATGTAAAACCTATTCCTTTATTTGTAACTGCTTTATCATGGCCCCAATCTCCATCAGCATAATACCCTGCTGCGTTTATAGTAAGATCTAATCGATCAGTAACAGGAAATCTTATTTCTGCCCGGCCTCCAGCAGAGGAAGTTCCTTGTTTATTCTTGCTTCCACCACCTTCAATGTTGACATACCTCTGAACTATCTCTGTTATTTGAGCATAAGATAAAGCTGTGTCTAAATCATTTTCCATATGGACTGTATTCTTTAACCATAGATTTAAGTTTTCCATAACCTTTTTTTGCGTTTTTTTCTAATTGATTTAAACTAAAAGAACTTTCTTCAACATACTTTATTCCATTAACTGCACCTTTAAATTCTCTAATTGCAAGTTCAAAATCAGCCACTCTATTCTTAGTTTGAATTTTCCAGCCAGTAAGATTTTCATTTACTCCTGGATTATTAAGATTAATATTAGCAATAGTGTTGTCATAATCTCCTGACTTTAAAGCTGCCCACGCTCCTTTAAATCCTCCAGGACTTCCATCTGCATTTTTTGTACGCCACTCTGTTCCTAATTGAAAATTAACACTAGCTAAAGCATATATAAATGATTCTGTTGGTGTATCTTTCATTTCTGATCCTTGCTGCCTAGCCGCAGCTATTGCTTTTCTTGTGTCGGCTATAAGCCATTTATTAACAACATCTGTGGGAATTGCTGTTCCAGCAGGATAATCTTTTATTTCGTTTTTGCTAAGTAAATGGCCATAACCTCCTGTCAAATAACCCTGTGGCTTTATTTTGTCTTCATAAGAAATATGTTGTTTTTTTCCATTAAAAAAGCCAAACTCAGTACCTTCTCTATCTTTTATGTGAGCTAAAAATTTTTGTTCGTTAGCTGCCATTAACCTAATTTACCTTTGTTAACGCCTAAACCAATTTGGCCTAACATTTCATTATCAAGTCCTAACCCTGTTACTCCAAGCCTTCTTCTATCTTGAATTGCTGTTGCAATCAAACCACCAGAAACTCCTTTAGTAGTTTTTCCTTTAGATTTTTTTTCTGCTGCTGCAACTGATTTTGCACGAGTTGATGCTTGTTTGCTAGATTTTGAAATATCTTTTAATTCATTATTGGTTAAGCCTCTTTGTTCAGTATAATTTATTGTTTTAATTCTTGGCGCAAAGTAAGATGCATCTAATATATCTCCACCATTATTTTGTTGCCCTGTAAATTGATTTGGCTGCCCATATATATTACTGCCTTGTGGGTAAGTAGTTTCTGTTCTAGTTTTTTTCTCAGTCACACCGTCTTTAATTTGTCGATCTAACTGTTGATTCCACCACTCTTCTGACTTAAACATGTCTCCAGATAATTTTCTTAATTCTTCTTGAAGCTGTTTTCCTGGAGCAACTAAACCTCTTGCTTTTGCCATACCAAAATCTAATGCCGCCATGTTAAGCACTTCCTAAAGTATCATCTTCATCATCAATACCTGTTTCTGCAAGTAGCCTGCTGTCTGAAAGTAAAGATCGTTTTCCGCCATAACGAGAAGCTTTTTTTTGGGCCATTTTTTGCTCACTTAAAGTTCTTCTGTCATCCTGTGCTTCTTTTGTTACTCGCTCAGTTTCTTTTCGATTTCTTTCTATTTCAGCAAGTGCTGCTGAGTTATCTGGTGCTTTTGGTCCACTAAGAATGCTGCCCATCTATAATTCTCCTCATAATAAAAGTATCTTTTTTGTCAGCACTATGTTGCTTCATTAAACCTTCAGAAATAAAACCTAAATATTTAGCCCAAGCTACAGCGCGTTTATCTTCAGATACTACTGTAATTTGTAATCTATGTAAAGAAAATAATATCTCTACGATATCAAAGAATGTAAAAGCGCCCTTAGTCATAGCTATTGGATATCGTCTAGCTTTCTCATCGAATACAGCCCACGCTTCACCAACCCCAGACCAAAGTATACAACAACCAAAAATAGCGACAGGATTGTTATCATGTAACGCAGTAATAGTCGGACCAGTAGTAGACTGGTAATTAACACCTTGTTTTCTATTTTGTTGCGATAGTAATGAAACCCCATGAATGTCTAGCCCTTTAAATAGTTCAATATGATCAGGATGATAATTTTTATAACTAACCCCATTAACTTTAGGCATATACTTATCTAAATCTTTTTGCTCAATCGAAAACATCAAAGTCACTTTTTGCTAATGTTTGGGCTATAATTGAGCTTGCTGCTAAATGATTTTTAGTCATACGCTTATGTTCACCCCCTCCTAGCATTAAATATCCAAAAGCATCGCCAATATGTGAATGTTCATTTTTATTAGGACTGTCTTTAAATCTTTCATGTCCAGCACCTACAGCAATTCGTTTAAAATGGTATCCGCCTGCTAATGATTTTCTTAACCGTTTGCAGCTTGTATGAATAATTAATCCCGGCTTTCCTACAATTAGTCTTTGCATTGGCGCTGCTGCGCCTTCCCTTCTAACTTTAAAGTTATTAGATGCAGTTGGTTGCGCTCGAAGTCCTAATGTTCTTAAATAATCAAATGCTGTTACTTCATAGATAGCATCTCTTTGCATACCTGCAGGATCACCCCACACTAAAACATGTGACTTAGGATACTTAGCATTTATTTCGCCTAACAATTGTTGTCCAAATCTTTCAAGCCCCATGTCTTCAGTTACAATCTCATGTAAGACTACCCAACGACCATTAGATAATTTTTGGCCAATAGCAGCTGCTGGCGTTAAACCAAAATCCAACCCTATATGTATTGGTAAAGATGGATCATATTCTACTTCCGCAGAACTCATTAAGTTATCATCGTATTCAGGCCAGACAGGTCTTCCTTCTTGTACATAAGTATATTTACCTTCAGCATAGCAACGAATCCAATCTAAGTTTTTTCCGCCTAACATTTGTTGGTAATAGCCTGAAGGAAGATTTTTTACATTTTCAGCTTTTTTATTTATTGTCCACCATCGACCTGAGGCAAATATACAATCGTTTGCTTCTGGATTATCTGGGAGTTTGTCAATAGGAATTTCGGTAACTCCACCTGGCTGCTTGAAAAAGTCCCATCCGTATTTCCCAGTAATAGGTTCTTTTTCTGCAAGTCTATGCCAATAGTGGTCATCATCCATGGGGTTGGTGTCCATCCAAACTCCATGCCATGTAGGGCCGCCGTCACGCTGAGTAGGATAACGACCCACCCGGTGAGTAAGACCATCAATAACTGCCTTAGGAAGTTCTCTAGCTTCATTAACCCATGCCCCCGTTAATTCAAGTGATAATAATTTTCTTACATCTTTAGGTTGATCCAACGCTAAGAATATAACCTCACAGTCTATTCCAGCTGCGTCTCCCCTTGAGGGAAGGCGTATATGGTGAGTGATGGGTGGGGTATAGAGCATTGGACCAAAAGTATTTTCAGGAAATAATTCCTGCCAGGTCTTGATTGTGGTAGTCTTTAGTTCTGGATACGAATTTCGTACGATGACAAAACGGGTATAGCGAATGCCATCCTGTGGGGAGGGCTTTTGCCTAACGGCACGCATCATAACTTCAGCTGCACACGCATAAGACTTGCCTGACCCCACTGGCCCCATTAACCCTCTAACAAATTTATTACTTTGTAGAAACTCATAAACCTTAGGTGATTCACTAAAATCTAAGTCAATCCCAGGGCCATGTAACGATTTTGTACTGCGGACTTTTTTATTGCTCATCGTCTATATCACGAGCTTGCATATTAACAATTGATCTTAATTTTAAGTTTTCTGCGTACAAAGCATCTATAAGTTTTATAATTCTGTCATTGTGTTGTCGATGTATTGCAAATTCTTCTCTTAAATTTTCAATCTGAACACTAAACTCCATTATCTTTTCTCCATTGCTTCCAAAGTTGTAAAGTATGTATTGCTTTATCTATATCTTCATCTCCGTTGCCTTTTAAGTCAACCCTAGAAACATATTTAATTGCCGTATGTTGCATTGCATTTAAATTGTTAGCCATAGAAAATTGCATTGGTTGTATTTTCATTTTGGTGTAATGGTTTCCACCGACCTGACATTCAAATGACATTAACTTAAAATCTTTGTAAGAAACTTTTGGTTTATTCATTATCAATTACCTTTGGCGCTTTAATATTAATTCCAATTACGCTTGGTTTATCAGACTCTTCTGGATTATCTAACAGGCCTGATGCTTTTGCAAGTAGTCTTAATGTTTGAACTTTATCCCAGAACTCTAAGGTTATCATACCATCTTTATCTATTTTAATAGACTTAATGCTTTGTAAGGCATGCTCTGGAATATCTTTACTTGCTTTTACTTTAACATTTCCTTGATCATCCCAAGTCATTACATCAGTTATTTTAGTGTTTGCCATACATAAAAGGCTGTACGCGACAGCCTCTCTGTTTGCAGCAATTGTCGTGCTTCGTTCTAAGTTCTTTTGTAAGCTTTTAACTCCACCATATCCTGCTAATGATGGAATTGGTTTGCTTTTGTTTTTAGCTTCACTCATTTAAAAGGGCATATCATCATCAAGTTCAGCGATGTTTTCCACAGGTGGACTCGCCGGCTTACTATTTTGTACTGGTGCGGATGTCCCGGCACTGGAATTCTCTCCAACAATAGGACCGATTTTAGCCTTGATCCATTCTTTTCCAGTAGCTTGAGCAGTGTTTTTATAGACATTAAAGTATCTGATAATTCCGTCTGGGCATAACACTTGCCCTCCAAAATCTGCGTGCCAGTCTTCTGTTTTTTCTTGAAAGAAAGCTTTGCCTTCATTTTCCTTTAGTTCTAATTTATTTACTTGTGCCATTTGGTTCTCCATAAAATTCATTTAAATTTATAACCGCCTTACCGTTCTTTACTGCTTCCCCTCTGGCAATTTCTATATAATCTATTTGACTATCATCATTATACATGCCAGCCTTCATGAGCGCATCTAATATAGCCTTTAAAGTATTATCAAGATCAAATTTTCTTTTTGACCTAGGATGAATAACTACGCTAATAGCTAAACGCTTCTCCTCAAAAGACTTTGCTTTGCTTTGTTTTACAATTAAAATCACTTCCTGTGTAAACAAAATACCAGCTTTACTGATAAACCTTCTTTTCCCATTAGCACGCCAATAAGTATTAACGCTTGGTGGGTAAGGAAGAGTTAGCTTCATAAAGTATTTAACCTTGTGTTAATGTCTTTAGTTAAATAAGATTTAATTGCCTCATTAATCAGACTTGCTTTAGTTTTTTCTTCAGACTTAGCTGCTTTATTTAGCAGCTGAACACTCTGAGGAGTTAACCTTACTAAGAAAGGTTTTAAATCGCTCACGAAGCGTCCGCTACTAAAGGAGGTAATTCTGCAACATCTGTTGGCGCTATTTCAAGAAGTGGGATTCCATCTGAAATTAAAGCTTCCCAAACTCCTTCTGTTAATGGAGGAAGTTTTGTTGCTTGTACAGGAAGTATAATTGGTAAGATTGCACTTTCTTCTATTGCAGCTAACTCAGCTTGTTGATTTACTTGAGAAGTATTATAAATTAATGCAGCAAACACACCTACAACTACTAATACACCTACTTTATTAACTTGTTTTTTATTCATGTAGTTCTCCTTATTTGTATTTAATGTATGGTTTTTTATTTTTCTTACCCGGTGTTTCTTTACCTTTCTTTTTCATCTCTCTTTCCTCCTTCATAAATTGAGCCAAAGCATGGAGTGATCCTTCTTTTTGCGGCCCGTTAATAAAACCCTTCGTCATTTTCCAATAGCCATCTTTCCTAGTCCACTTATATTCTAAGTTTTTGCCATTGTTAAATTCATTACATATCATTGTATAAAATTCTTTTAATGTCATTCTATAAAGCTTCTTGTATCGACACCAATAAAACCGCAAGATTGTATATCTTTTATTTTAAAGTCAAATGGATTAATTGTTTTATGGCCACTAGGAAGTATTGTATATTCTTTTAATGTGCAGCTTGCTGCTTTATACTCACTACAATTTTCTGAGTAATACTTCATGGCTAGATCGCAATTAAGAAAGTTTGCAATATATTTCATATCTGTATAGTTTCCTGATAATGAAACAGCAAGTACAAATATGCCTTCTGCCAACATACTAATAACCCCAATAAAATTGTTTATCCTTACAGTCACATGCATCTGATAGATTATGACAACTCATACACCTTCGAGTTAAACCCATCTTAATCTTTTCATCATCCTCTGCAACAATCTCATCTTCCCATTCTTGCTTTAACTGATGGACCGATACAAAATTACTATGTTCAACCATATTCGCCATGATATCTCCTAAAGTAATGTTACTTGTTTAGTATATCTGATAGATACATGTTGTCAACTTACTTGCATTATAAATAATAGAGGAGTATACTTTTTATACGGGGCCATAACCCAGCCCACCGGCGGTAGAGCATGACCAATGGTATAAACAAATTGAATCGGGGGCATCTTCTAATCGGGGT